CTTTGCAAATCTCTTAAAGTCCTCATGATGCACATCCTTTAGCCAATACCTTCTTTCGTGTGGCAACAATACTCCCGTATGTGCGTGAATCTTGTATCCAAAACTCTTGGCGCGTAAGCTGAAAAGAATATCCTCACCGATCCATTCACCGTTGAGCGGCATATCTTGGAAGAATCCCCACATCTGGCCTTGATGCTCATTGGCTTCTTGCCTAAATCTTTCAAGGACTTTGCGGTGTACCAATAGGCAACCCGTACCAGCCGCATCAATCTCAATCAATCGATCTTTCTCATACTCATGCACCGGGAACAATCCACCCGTGTCATTTGTCTTAAAGATACAAGGCACCGGCTCGGGATATATCTCACCCGTCTCCCATGCACCGAATACCACACCGCTCACAATCGGTCTCAATTTAGCATCCGCGCTTTGTAAGAGCTTGGCAAAGTTGTCTTTGCTCAACATCTCATCGGTATCAATCATCAAAAGCCAATCGTCTTTTGTCGCATCTAAGAAAGTCGCGGCTACTTGATTTCGTAATCGTGAGATAACTCCCGAGCCTTGCAATGAAATGAATTGACCCAATTGCTTTTGTGATCTGGCTATATCCAAGATCGATGTCATGAAGTTAGTTGATACTACTCCCGGGCTACAAATGCCAATAGTCACTTTGTCTTTTTCGTTCATTTAATACCAGCCCTTCCGATGGCTATGTGCTAGGCCGGAGCATATTCCACTCGCATCCGATTCTGATGCATATCGGTGACGAAGGTAATTCAACCCCCAATCAATTTGCTTTTCCGGCGAGCGCAAGAATGCTTTGCGTTGCGCCTTTGTGTGATTTGGCATGTGCCTTTGTGGTATTCCATAATCTTGTGTTCTTGAGATTGCTTTGTGATTCCATCTTGATTCTCTATTCCAGAGCTCGACCAGACATTTGAAGTCTTTGTCATTGGTCTTTGATTTTGCATAATCTTTTGGAACTATCGGTAAGCAAAGAATTGCTATCATCAAAAGCATTGGTATTTTTGTAATCTTCACGATATCTCTCAATCGTTTAAGGAGTATTAAAATGATCCGAATTTTGATTTCAAGCAATGCCCCCTACCCCCATAAAAAAATTTTTATGTTGGTAAGAATGCAAGACTCGGATCTTTTGACCGTCATCCGTCATTCGAAGTTTCTGCCCCACGCTTTCGCGTGTCATAAAGGTAAGGGATTGATTTAGGTTTTGGCAATACGACACGCAAGAGCCCGGCCACGCTGACGGATGACCGGGCTCAAGCTTGTCGGATGAAGGTCTCTAACTCCTCAAATCCGACCCTTCCGACCCTAGCACGGCTTGCACCGTACGAGGGACAAAAGCATCGGCAATCCATACGATCGCATCATTGCCTTCGGGAGTTTTGCGAGTGCGCCCGGAATTAACCACAAAGCCGTCTTTCATCAATGAGATCCGGGTAGGTCTTGCCGTGTTAGGTGACAAGCCGGTGAGATCAATGATTTCGTGATCGCACAAGCCCATCTCGCGATGTCTTTTAATGAGATCAAATATAGTCTTTCGACGGCTACCCGAAGTCATACGCGCCTTTTTAACGGCATCGCGTGAAGTCTGCGGGTGGGATGCTGATACATACGCATTTGGTGTCTCCAATCGCCTCTTGTACCTGCACAATGGGCACGCTTGCTCACCTCTTGGCTCGCCGTGCTCACATGGAATCATCTAAAGCTCCAAAAGCCGCATCCCCAACATTCCACACGCATCCGATATACATCATCTTCATCGCGTGGAATATCTATATCAAAGACCAGCGGCTTGAAGCATTGTGGACATCGCTCCTCGCTACCTTGAATCTCATGCATCCCGGCGGTCATGATCGCTTCCATGGCTGACCATTCATGCCGATTGGGTTGCATTGCAATTCTTTGTCATTCAATGAGCAAAAATAACCTTCCCATTTTTTGCCGGTGGCCTTTGCGGTGCCGCTCTTGTAATTCATCAAGCCATGCTTGCAAGATGGATGAAAGAGCTCATCATCCGGATCCGGGATTGGTGCATCTTGCCAAGGATCGACATCGGTATTTTGCACAACCGTCAAGCGCATTGGCTCGGCGAGCGCAACCGGCTCGGATCCCCATAGGTCAAGAGCTACACCAAAGCGCATCGCCGCATTTTTAATCGCATCGGAGATCGCGCTTTTTATTGCATCCGAGCCTTTTTGATGAGGATCCGATGCGCCATACCCGATTCGAGTGGTCTCGCATACGGTTAGGCGAATCCAAATCCCACCGACGGCATCAATCATCGGAGTGCCATTGAGATTCAATCCCATCGGCTCCCATGACCAATTTGGATCGACTTGGATAAGACGATCGGTGACGATTGCATGGTTGAGATATGACATAGCACGACCGGCGATTGTTTTGCTTTCGATCAATTCCGGAGCAAATGATGCGCGAAGTGCTTGTGCTTGCTCCGGTGTCATGCTGATAACTTTTGCGGCATGAGATCCGATATGCGCTGATATTTGTATCCGCTTGGATGTATTGATGGCGCGGCCACAACATAACCGTTAAATTTGATATCAATGCCATTGCGAAGCTTGCCCGGATAAGTAAAGCCGGCATTTGCTTGGTAATAGTAGTGAAAGCCATTGCCGGTCTGCACTATTAAAGTCGGATCAAGACCGTCAATACTTCCACCATTGCGAAAGTCAATGTCGTACACGACAAGGCCGCTCATTGCGCAAGCGATGCCGATATTCAAATCCGGTCTTTTGGCGAACCATGAGACGATTTGTTTTGGATCATCGGATGCGGAACGAAAGCCGCGCGGTGCCAATCTTGTGAATGGCGTTTTGTCTTTTGGCGTAAGCGGTAACACGAACCAACCAAGAGCTGAATATGCCAAAGCGTGCTCAAGCACTTCATTGCGGCTCATTTGTTCACCGAGCTTGCATGGCGAGCGGATGAGCGACCACGACGAAAGCCAATTGCATGACCTACGCGATACCCGGCCAAATGCCCGGCGCAATATCCAATCGCGATGAAGATCAATCCGATCAATACGACAATAGCATCATTCTTATCTTGTAAAAATTCGACGAAATCAAGCATTGGTCATCACCGTCGCTTTTTTAAGCAAAAAGATCAATTGGGCGCGTGTGTTATATCCGCGATCGGCAATCGCCAACAATTCTTTGATCATTTGATGAGTAAGTTTTGGCGAAAGTTTTAAGTCATCACAATAGTCATAAATTAACTCTTGGATTTTGTAGTCTAAAGCATTCATTTTTTTGCCCCTTTTGCCGAGTGTTAGAGGTCTCGACAAGGCCAATCATACTCATGTCAAGGTCTGAATTGCACGCCACGCGCCATCAAATATCGGAATTTTTGGTTGGTACAAATTGGACATTTTGGTCGGATTTCCTACCCGGTAGGCCACACCTTTCGGCCGATTGTGCTCGACTTCGACTTCGGGCTTGTAGTCCATGATCCCGGAGACTATTTTTGCAAGCTGAAAGAAGCTGGTACCAATTCCGGTGCAAAGATTGATTGTGTCATTGACCCGAGCCGCCGCCATAACCAAAGAAGCTTCAACGATGTCATCGATGTGAATCCAATCGCGCACGGTATCGCCGGATCCCCAGATCTTAAATGGATCCACTCGATGCACCGCCCGGTGAATAAAGCTCGGAAAAGGGTAATCAAGATCCTGATCGGTGCCATATCCGGAGAATGGTCGAAGGGTTAGCACGGTCACACCTTCGCGGCGCAAGTAGTCCATCAACATTTCGCCGGTCAATTTTGCCCATCCGTAAGTCATATCGGGATTTTTGATATCGTCTAAATCAATATCACTTTCCCGAAGTGAGTGCCGTCGTTCCAAGGTCTGCAAATTTGTTGGATAAGCCGCACTTGATGAGAAGTAGATGATGTGCGTTTGATTTGTCCGAATCGCCCACGATGCCATTTCTGCATCAAGTGACAAATCAACGGCCAAAGATAGGGGTGAACCCTCGATCAATGCTCGCCCACCGACCACGGCGGCGAGATGAATCACAAGGTCAAATTGCGTTGAATCTTCTCGAAAGAAATCTCGAGCATCATCTCCGTTTTTGATATCGATGCATGTAAGTGCCACTTGTGAAAGTCTCGGCGAGCGCAAGAATGCTCGGCCTACAAATCCCGATGATCCGGTGACAAGTACCTTCACATCAATCTCCGCACAAGCTCACGATATTCATCGGAATTGATGTATTTGTCAAAGACAATTTTGTCGGCATCGTACACTTCGGGAGCATTAACATCGACATATCCTTGATCGACTTCGGCTTTCCCGGCGAGTGGATGCATGTGCTCAATGATGGTCTCGGGCAAATAGGTCAAGGCTCCAATATCAAGGCCAAGGGTTTTCCAAAAGTTATCAAGATACAAATGCAAAAGATGATCCGGCACCATGCCATCAAGCTCTTGCACAATAGTGCCGTGCATTGCTACGGCCGTCGGTAAATTTTCGCCTTGCAAAAGGTCATTGCCATACACAAGTCCAACGCCTTCATCAAGCACCATTGACCAATCAATATCCCAATACAAGCTTCTTGGTCGATGGTCATCACCTAAGAATCCAAAGTATTTGTATTTTCCAAGTGCAAAGATTTCTCGAGCGGCCAGATTCAGCGGTCGCGCCATGCCTTTTTGTGTGCGCTCATAGATCAAAAGGTGAACAAGATTAAGAGCTTTGTATTGGTCAAGTGTTGGATCATCTTCATCGCATACGACCCAAAGATCACAAGTCGCTTTTGTATTTTCAAATGATTCAATTAAGTCTTTGATATTTTGTGGCCTTCCGCGTGATGGAGTTATCACGGCCAAAGATGTCATTGCTTAGGTTCCTCGCTTTTTGTTTTTGATTTAAGACCATTGCCGGCCAAGACCCCACCAAGAGATCCGGTCAAAAATATAGCAAGAGTTTTAAGCAAATCAATGAAGGCGGCATCGTTAGG